TTCCACAAGGTGTTAGAAACAAAAGGTATGGTGAACTCTATTTCATCCGAGGTACGCAAATCAATAATCTCAGAATACCCTTGATTATAATCGTAACCTAACAAGCCAAGGTTTCCCGAGGGGACAAACGACACACGAAGACGACCTGAGTGATAGGCCGTTTTCGTCACCTGAATCTTGTACTTGATACTACCTCGCCAATAACGAAACATTGATCCAACATAACCCATTGCAGTGGAATGATAAACCGGAGGGTTAGTGTCCTTATCATAATTCAAAGCTGTTGGACTCACAATTGCCTTGAACAAAATCTTATCTTGGGCATCAACGCTCTTCCAGCGAAACTGTGTCAAATAACACTCATGTTTACAAATATACGCAATGTCCATTTCATCCAACTGTGATCCAAACAAATCAAAACGAGTCCCAATTTCATTCTCAAAGAAGAGCCCAAAACTAATGAGTTATCAACTCCATCAACATTGGTAAATCCATAAGCAGGAATAGAAACCAATTTATTTATTGGTGTCAAATTTCCTGTCTTGGACAAACCAAAATAACTCGCAACCTGGGCACCAGCGCGAGAAATCCACTCAATTGGAGCCGCAAATTTCCCAATTACGGGAACTTGAGCAGCAAAAGATGAAATTCCTGCAATGGTATCCAATGTCTTAGTGACAACTCCTGTTTCAGCTCTCATTTGTCCTTCACCCACTTGTGCATGTGGTTTCTCGCTCGGATTGTAACGACTCGTCGTAGCTTCATTCTTAGCATTAAACATGGCCTCCCGTATATAACGCCTAAACCGTGGATTAGTAACGTCACTTGACGCGAAAACCTCACGTTTAAAGTCACTCAATAAGCGGGCAGAAGCAGAAAGAGAATTAGGGGCAGCAGTTGGCATTTGCAAAGAAATGTCCTTGAATCGAGCAAACACAGCAACATTTGCGTCACCATCTTGCAGCTTATTCAAAACGGAAATTCTCACAGTTCCCAAATCTCCAATGCCTCGAGCCAAATCATAATGCGTATAATATGATACATAAGGTATCAATAATTCACCTACATTACCAGAACCAGCATCCAAAACAACGCGGGGGAAAACAGTCTTTGCTGACATGTAGTTGTTAACATCAAATCGATTTCCTATTTCAACATCTTTACTGAACGGTGCAAAATATGCAACCAGTCGTCCAGCCTGAAAAGTATTAGCATTGACAACGAAACGTACTTCAACATGAGCCCTCAAGAAAGTAAAGTGATCAAT